TGGTCGATCACTTGCTCCTCGACATGCTCGTTGAGATACAGGTCAAGGATTTTTCTGACCGTCATTGACGGCCCGTTTTCGCGGCTTTCTTCAAGCAGCCATCCGGCCAAGAAGCGCTGCGCTTCCGATAGGCTTTCCGTCCGCGTTGAAAGGCGCTTTGAGCGTCCGTCTTTTGTCCATCGGATCTCGTAGATTCCGAATTCATTCTTTTCGACCCGTGGGCCTTTGTTGGTTCTAGCCATTGTTCAATGATGGTTTGGAGTTGTGTTTCTTCGATGAGGACTGGCTTACCTGGTAGGAACGGCAGGACTCCCCGCCGCCGCCACCTGGCAATCGTTTGAGGCGAGCGGCGCAAAAGCGCCGCCACCTCGGATTGCGTGAGAAACCTCATTTTTCATCACGCAAAATTTCAAAGATTGCAGCCGCCTGCTTGATGCTGACGGCTTTATTGATCTTCACAAAAACGCGGCCATCGCCGGTTTGGCGTATCTCGAAAAGCGTCTCCTGCTGACGCTCCTCGGCCGGTAGAAGCTCATCGGTGGAGCATCCAAGCGCGTCGGCAATCTGCTTTAGATTGCCATGCGTCGGCGTGACCATTCCGCGAATATAGGTGGAAATGGAATCCCGTCCCAGCCCCGATGCGCGCGCCAAATCGCTTTGGTTCCAATTTTTTGCGTGCATTTTTTCGCTGATGCGTTTGCCCAAGTCGGGCGTAATTGTGCGATTGACTCTACTCATTGTGGTTCTGTGTCCGCCTTGTTGGTTGACATGATGGTTCTACCCGACACTCTGTTGGGCAGTCAAGGTAAAATTTTTGTAAAAAAATCCTTGGCGTGTCGGCTACATCCTGTATGGTGCTGATTCGTTGGCACCAACAAAGCCAACACCACCAAACGAACCAACCCCAATGTCAGACTTGAACATTGATCCAAAAAAAACGCTTGCCGTTCTCGGCGGTCGTGCTGCGACTTGGAGGAGGCTTGAAAAAGCTGGCTTCAATCTCGGCATTAAGACGATTGAGAAATGGGTGGAGCGGGGAAATATTCCTACCAATCGGATTGCGCAAATTTGCATTTGCGCCCGTGAGGACGGACGCCCCGTTGACATCTATGATCTCATCATCGGAATGACCCCCGCGATGGCAAAGAACCAAACACAAAAACAATGAGCGAAAAAATCAGCAACCTTCCGCTGACCAAACTGCGTGATATTGCCGAAAGCATTTTATCGGCCATAGCAGACTGCGAGGCGGAGCTAAAGCAAATCGAAAGCGAAATCCTGCGCCGCTATCGCGGAACGCTGGAAAAGGTTTTGCAGGAACGCCACCAACAGCACGGCGAAGCCACTATCGAAGTTGATGATGTCAAGCTGAAACTCGGTATCACCAAGTCAGTTTCATGGGATACCGAAAAACTCAAGGAGATTGCCGCCGATCTTGATCCTGAACTTCAGGCTACCCTGTTCAGCGTAAAAATTTCCATCCCAGAAAGGACATGGGATGAAGTCTCTACAACTCCTGCGGGCAAGCTCCTTGCCGCCGCAAGGACGGTCAAATACAGCGAACCGAAGGTTTCATTCAAATGAACCACACAGACCTGTTCATCGCAGTTTTTATGTCGAATTGCTTGACCTTGGCATTTATTGCCATGATCGTAAGCGCCCACAATTTGCTCAAGATTCACTTGAGCGAAGCAAACCAAACCAAACAGAACCACCAATGATTAAGATCATCAAGGCTGACGAACGTATCGCAGCCAACACCAAGATCAACATCGCCCTCTTCGGCCCGTCTGGAGTAGGGAAGACAACCCAAGCCCGAACGCTTGATCCCGAATCCACCCTATTCCTCGACTTGGAGGCCGGCACGCTGGCAATTCAAGACTGGAACGGAGACGTAATCGACATCCGCAAGACGGCACAGGGCATGAACGCCCATCCTTGGGAAATCGCCCGCGCTCTAGCCTGTCTAGTGAGCGGCCCCGACCCTACCGATGCAGACGGCCCGTATAGCCACACGGCTTACGAAGCCTACGTCAAGGCACTCGGAGCCGACGCGTCGATGCTCGACAAATACAAGACTGTTTTTGTCGATTCCATCACCGTTGCCTCTCGCCTCGCGTTTGCATGGTCGCAGAAGCAGCCAGAAGCATTCAGCGAGAAGACTGGTAAAGCCGATACTCGCGGAGCATACGGCCTACTCGGCCGCGAAATGATCCGCTGGCTTACCAATCTCCAACATTGCCCCAAGGACATCATCCTTGTCGGCATCTTGGACAGCGAGCAGGACGACCTGAAGCGCTGGGTGCATACCCCGCAAGTGGAAGGTTCCAAGACCGGCCGCGAACTCCCTGGCATCTTCGACCAAGTTGTGACGCTTACCACGCTGCAGACGGATGAAGGCAAGCCATACCGCGCCTTTGTCTGCCAGCAGCAAAACAACTGGAGCTATCCCGCCAAGGATCGTTCTGGACGGCTTGAAATGATTGAACCGCCTGACCTCGGCGGTCTCATCAAGAAGATCCGCACCGGCAAGCGCCTCGACTCCGCTCTCAACACCTCACTCTAACCCAACCCAAACCCAACCAACCAAACATATGTTCAGTCCTACCTCTGGAGCCTCATCGGCCCCTTCCCTGATCCCCACCGGCACGCTCTCCTTCGCAATCGTGAAGGTTCGTGAAATCAAGAAATCCAAGGCATCCAACGGCGAATACGCCGACATGGAACTCACTTTGGACGGCGGCGATTTCCAAGGCCGCAAGGTCTTTGAAATGATGGGAAATCCCCTCGACACCAACAACAGCGAGGCATGGCGCAATATGGCGATTGCCAACCTGACCCGAATGTTTGAGGCAGCCGGCATCTTCAAGCCGGAAAGCCCCGAATCCTACAATCAGTTCAACGGCCAGTCGTTCCTGACGATCTGCCAGTTTCTTGACGGCGCTCGTATCGCTATCAAGGTAAAGGTCGAATCCGATAGGAATGGAGCCTATCCAGACAAAAACAAGGTGGCGGAATACCTCTCCCCCAACCCGCAGTCTGGCGGTCATAGTGGCTGGAAAAAACTTACTTCCGGCAATATATCGGCCTCGGCCCAAGCTCGTCCGAATGCGTTCGGGCCTGCAGCGGCCACTACTACGCCCGCCGCTGGCGGCGCTCCTGGCTGGCTGAACGGCCCTCGGTAAGAATCGCACGCACCAAAGGGGGGTGCGCGGAAATGGCATCACGCAAAGATCCGCGCACCTCCAAATTGGTGATTCTGCTTGAGAAAGCGCTGAACCACGGCACACCAGAAGCCGAGCGCGCCAAGCATATTCTTCACACTATTTACCGCATCAAAATCCATGATCCTGCGCCCACGACAGGAAGAATTTTCCACAGCTTGCATTAAAGCGCTGCGCGAACACGGCAACACGCTAGGCGTTGCCCCCACGGGAGCCGGAAAGACAGTCATGCTGTCTGCCGTTGCCGGCCGAATCAAAAAGCCATCCATTCTTGTGATCCAACACAGGGATGAGTTGGTCGATCAAAACCGATCAACCTTCAAGAAGGTCAATCCATCGGTCAAAACCGATCTCATGGTTGCCAGTAGGAAGAATTTCCTATCCGAAGGCGCAACCTTTGCGATGGTTCAGACGCTTGCGCGTAATCTGGACTCCATGCGCCCCGTGGATCTCTTGGTAATCGACGAGTGCCATCACGTCGCTGCAGACAGCTATCAGCGCATCATTGAGCGCGCAAGGGAGCTATCCGACCCCATGATATTCGGGGTCACGGCCACACCAATGCGCGCTGACAAGCGCGCTCTCACCAATGCCTTCACCAACGTTGCCGATGTCATCAGTATCACCGAACTTATCCAAGGCGGTCATCTGGTGCGCCCCCGCACGTTCGTCATTGACTGCGGTATGCGGGAGCAGCTTCGCGGCGTCCGAAGGACGGCCGCTGACTTTGATATGTCCGAGGTCGAACAGATCATGGACAAGTCGCCCATTACGCGGCGCGTCATCGAAGAATGGAAGAAAGTAGCTTCAGACCGCCGCACCATCGTCTTTTGCTCTACCGTTGAACACGCCCGCCACGTCACCGAAGCCTTCAAGCAGGCCGGCATCAAAGCGGAGCTTGTGGATGGCACGATGACCGAAGCCGAGCGTAAGGGTGCCCTGAAGCGTCTGGATACCGGCGAAACACAAGTTGTCTGCAACGTCGCTGTCCTGACAGAGGGATTTGATTGCCAGCCGGTCTCATGCGTCATCCTTCTGCGGCCCTGTTCGCACAAGTCCACGATGCTCCAAATGATCGGCCGTGGGCTGCGCAAGGTAGATCCATCCCGCTACCCTGGCATCATCAAAGACGACTGCGTTGTTCTGGATTTTGGTTACAGCCTCCTGACGCACGGAACGCTGGAAACTGACATCGAACTTTCTCCCCGCAAGGGCGAAGCGCCTACCATCGAATGCCCTGGTTGCCGAACCAAGATCCCGTCAAACGTCCGCGAATGCCCTGTCTGCGGCGAGGTTATCAATCTCGCAGATCCGGCACAGGAGGGGGAGGGTGGAGAGCGCGAACCGCTCGAAACCTTCTCCATGACGGAGGTTGAGCTATTGGACGTTTCCCCGTTCCGCTGGGAAGGGTTCTTTGACGGCCGCGTTGTCATTGCAAACGGCCTGACGGCTTGGAGTGCCTTGGTCAACTACGGCGATCTCTGGATTGCTGTCTGCGGCAACGAAAACGAACGATTCCCAACCATCACGGCACGCGGTCACGACAAGATTGCGGCGCTGGCAAGCGCTGACGATTACATGCGCGAGCATGGCGACCGATCCAACGCCCGCAAAAGCCGGTCTTGGCTATCCCTGCCGCCGACCGATAAGCAGAAAGAACTTCTTGGCATTCAACCGATGTCAATGGAGGCATTTCAGATGAACCGATACCGCGCGTCTTGCGCGCTGACATGGAAATTCAGCGAGCAGCGCATCAAACAAGCAGTCCAAACAACAAACCAACATTGATATGAAAAAAAATTTGCACGATGCAGTCAATCACCCAAAGCATTACACGGCCCATCCTAGCGGCGTGGAGTGTATTCAAATCACGCGGCACATGAATTTCTGCCTTGGTAATGCCATGAAATATATCTGGCGCGCCGGCCTAAAAGGGGATGCCGTGGAAGATTTGAGAAAAGCCGTTTTCTACATTCAGCAGGAAATTGAACTCAGGATGGGCAAATGATTTACCCGCTACTTGGTATTGACGAGCAAGGCAAACTTGTCATGCTCATCGCGCCCGTCAAATTGAACCCGATCAGCGTCATGCACCTTCGCGGGAACCCCCCTCCCGCAAGCGTAATGGCCCTGATTGAAGGAGACGAGTCGGAGGCTATCAATGCCTTGCGAGACATGACCAAATACTACCGAACCTACTACTCCAAAAAAACCCGAAAATGACCATGTTCAAACCCGAACGCTTGGCCGATAACGGCCTTTCCGAAAAGATCGCCCCCATTGTGGATGAGGCGCTACGATCCGAACGATCCAAGCAGAAACCCCGTGAATATCTCGGCGCGTCGCGCTGGGGTGAGTCGTGCGAGCGTAAGCTGGGATACGAATTCCACCGCGCCATTCCCGACAAGGGATTCAGCGGCCAAGCATTCCGAATCTTCGACACGGGACACGACGTTGAGGAACGCGTCATCGAATACCTGGAGCTTGCCGGCTTCAAGATTATGACGCGCGGCGAAAGCGGCGGGCAAATCGGATTCTTTGCCGCCGATGGAAAGCTGGGAGGGCATTGCGACGGCATTCTCATCAGCGGCCCCGTTGACCTTCCATATCCACTTGTCTTTGAGTGCAAATCGCTCAACAACAAATCTTGGACGGATACCAAGAACAAAGGCGTCAAGGTCAGTAAGCCCGTCTATTACTCACAGATTCAGACGTATTGCGCCTACTTTGACATTGCAGGCGGCGGTCTCTTCGTTGCGCTCAACAAGGACAACAGCGAACTCTATTATGAGCATGTCCCGTTTGACCCCGCGACGGCACAGGCCGACAGCGATAAGGCGCTGCGCGTCATCAAATCATCCACGCCGGCAGAGCTTTCCAGGCTTACCACCGACCCGACCGACTTCCGCTGCAAGTTCTGCGATTTTCACCGAACCTGCTGGGATGAAATCAACGTCGCCCCAAGCAAGCCCGTGAACCCAAACAATTCACAAACGGCCCCAAAGCCATTTTGGCTTTCCTAAAAATCACCCAACAAATCGAACCACCTGAACCACAGAACCACCGTGCAGACAGAACCAAACCAAACCAATAACGAACCCGAAACCCAACCCGAATCTGAATTTCACTACGATGATAAAGCAGCCATAAGCCTGATAGATAAAGATCAGGTAGTCAGATACTTCCAAGCAATCTTCGGGGATGTCAAATGGGATGATACGACCCATATTTGCCTGCGAGGAATTGGCGAGAAGGGAACTCCCAAAGAGGGAGTTTTCCGAAGCGACAACTTTTTCCAGCCAAATATGGCCGATCCCACAGACGGGATTATGAATTGCGTCGATCTCTGGGCGCGCAATGCCATTGCAACATTTGTTGTTCCGGCCGTCCTGCGCGATCAGAAGGGAACCGCAGAGAATGTCTGCCTGTTCACAAATATCTTGGCCGATCTGGATAGCGGCGATACCAACGAAAAACTCGACTTCATGCGCCAGCATATCGGTGAGCCTTCAATGGTCATCCGCTCTGGCGGAACAACGGAGGCCGGAACCCCGAAACGGCACGTCTATTACGTTTTGACCGTTCCGACCGAAGACATCCGCAAGTCTATCTTTGTCCGCGATGCGCTTGCCCGCAAATGCGGCGGCGACATGACAATGGGCTTGGGGGTGGATGGCAACCCGTTCGGGCGCGCTCATCAGCCTGTCCGTGTGCCAGGATCGGTTCATGCCAAGAATGGCAAGCCTTCCGCCTGCTCCATAGAAAGCCGCTCGGATACCTCGTATGCCCTCGACTATCTTGAAGAGTGCCTAGAGAAGATCACAGACAGCCCCTATGCGGCCGAAGTCGCGGCGCGCGAAGCGCGACCGCTTGAGGAACGTATAGCCCAAGGCTCCCTGTTCAGCGTTCACAGCGGAGGAAGCGGAGGCGGAACCGCAGCCGATGCCCTGCAGGAGAAGGTTTACGAGGGTGGCAATGACAAGACGCGCTGGGGGCAGTTCAACCGCGTTGCCGGTCTGCATATCAGCATGGCCCGCAGAGGCGAAGTCACCCCGCAGAAGGCATTTGATGATACCTATGGTTGGGTGCTGGCGAACATGATTCCCCCGTGGCCCCCGCAGCGTATCGAACATGAGTTTGCGGCCCTGTTGGCTCACGACATCAGATGCAACGGCCCCATGCCAGAGCCGGAGCCTCCCATGCTACGAGAGGAACAGCGAATCGCAGAGGGTGGGCTTGGTCTGAAGATGTGGGCGGCTCACCGATGGGTCACGGAGCCAAAGCCGGAACATCACTACTTGGTGGACGGCCTCATTATCAAAGGTGAGCCTCACCTGTTCGTAGCCGAGGGCGGAGCCGGCAAGACATTCCAAGTCGCAGACTTGGCAATGAAGCTGGCTGCCCATGACAACGATCCATCCCGTGAGCCGGCCGTCTGGTTCGGTCAGAAGATCCTATCGGGCGGAACAACCGTCCTGATCCTGTGCGAGGACTCGCAGACAGAAATGCACCGCCGCATCTTGGAAATCAACCTAGATGAACGCATCAAACGCGCCGGTGACAAGTTTATCATCCTGCCGATGACCAAGCTGGGCGGCGCATTCCCCTTGGTGGAGCTTGATCGGCACGGCGAAAGCCGCGCGTCAAAGCGCTGGGCAGAAATGCTGACCCTACTTCGGGAAATCCCCGACTTGGTAATGGTCTGTATCGACACCCTTAACAGCGTATCTCACAGCGATGAGAACTCCGCGCTGGGCATCTCCCAGATGATGCGAGAGGCCCAACGTGTCTGCGGTGAGCTAGGCGCTGCCCTTGTAGTGAACCATCACGTCCGCAAGCAAGGACAGATGGGAACCGCCATCGGATCGTTGGATGACCTGCGCAATGCCATCCGTGGCAGTAGCGCCATCACTTCGTATTTCCGTATCAACATCGGCATGTTCTCTGTCGTGGACTATGACAGGCGCATGAAAGCAATGGGCCTACCGCCTGAGAAGGGCGCGCTTTGGCGATTCGGTGTCTGCAAAGCCAACATCCACGGCATGATGCGCGGAGAGAAAACGCTACTGCGCAACAATCGTGGACTCATGGATGACGTGACGGCCCGCGATGTCTTCCAAGGCGGCAACCATGACGACCGCATGGCTTGGCTCATCTTCTGTTGCTCCAAGGCAGCCGAAGCCGGACATCCCTACACCAACGGAACCAAGGGAAGTGCCAGCGGCCTGTTCAAGCGCCGCGCCGAACTCCCGCCTGCGCTCCGCTTCATGGGTGGCCGCGAACTGGATGCCCTGCTTGGGCAGACGCTTCAAGCCGGCAACCTGGTCACGGCAGCCGTGCGCGGATCCAAGGGGAAGAACTTCATCGACGTTCCTAATGGCCCGCTCGCCACAGACGAAGCCGGAGCCGTCCTGTCATCGGGCGCCTATACCGATGTTCCAGACTGGTCGAAGTATGCTTACTGCGAAGTCCAAGGAACAATCGTCAAGCAATCTGAAGTAAAGAAACCCTTTATTGCATGAAACTGAAGTTTTCTGAAATAAAGGCAGAATGGGAGTATGCCTATAACGAGCGGATTGGCCTCATGTGCGAGGAAGATCCACCAACCCAAGAACAGGAGCGCGAAGCGCGACTTTGCGCAGACAGGCATATCAACGCCGCTGTTTATGGGAAGTATGGCAATTCCCCTCATGGGGTAATTGCAGATCACAGCCTAAACGACCCGCCTGAATTTTAGAGCGTGGTCTAAATACAGATATGCGCGTTTTCTTATTTGATAAGAAAACGGCGCGCATATGTTGCGTTTATTTATCTACTTGCAAATCAACAACTTGTTTATTTTCAATTAAACGCGATATGCGCGTTATGTGCAATTACCAACGTTTTAGTAGTTGCGCATCAATATGACTCTAAAAAGTGAGAGGCTGCCGGAACCACTCGGCAGCCTCTCTGTGTTCTTCACACAATGCACCAAACCAAGAGCGGGGAAATGAACAAACCCCGCCCTTGGTATGGATTTATTTGTCAGCCGGCTTGGGGTCAATAGGAAAAAGATTTCCGAAACAAGATGTAGTGTCTGACTTTCTCATGTCCTGCTCCTTACGCCAAATCTGGTATCCGGCTAATCCGCATAGATCCTCGTCATTGATTCCCTTCTTTGAAGTCAAGCTTTTGAATAGCTTGTCTGCGATCTCGCGAAGGTCATCAAGGTCACTCATCATTTTTGCAGCCATCTCAGCCATTGCCTTATTAGCGCCAGCCAAGATTGTAATCCTTTCTGCTGCTTCCATGATTGCCGCTTCCGGCACACCATCCTGGCTTTGTATGTCGTCTGCTAGGATGTAAAGCGCTTCAACTAGCGTCTTGGTATTGGTCTTCATTTTATTTAATTCCGTAGGTCTTCCAGATGTATTCCTTTGGGTCAATCTTGGGGGTCATTCTCTTCTGTCTGTGAAATTCTGTATTGGCTGAACATAGCTCGGATCTGTGCATGTCCTGCTTACGATACCAATCATATGTATGAACGGGGATCCACCTTTCACCTTTGATTCCGTCTTTTCGGACGTGTGATTGATATTGCCAAAAACGATACTCGCCGCACGGCGATAAGTCACCGCGTCGGTATTTTACCTTCTCGGAGTTCATTGATTGTCTTTTCGATTGCAACGCGCTTGCGATAGCCGGCCAAGAAAGCTACTTTGACGTAATCCTCTAATTGGGGGATCTGACCATCTGGCAATAGCAGACGCGCACCATCGCGACGCCACCATATGTCGAAAAAATCCTCCTCCATAGACATGTTCATGGGCATATGTTCAAAAGGTTGGGATTTTTATACACGTTCACACTTGATGCACAGACCCGACCGAATGCTCACGGGAGCGCTACGGCCACACTCGGCACAGACAGGAAGCTCTGCCCTGTCGGAGGCGCGAAGCGCCGACCGACTGGACGAGCGGTTATTTGTTCGGGATTTCTGAATCTTCTGCTGTTTCTTCATTTGAATAAAATGTATGCAACCGCAACAAGCAGGCCAAGGATGATAAACAGATTCACAGACAGGATAACGCGGTGGTATTGCTGCGCCTCGCGTAGCTCGCGTAGATGACCCGAATGCGAGCGTAAGGAATCAAGAACGTCGCTCAAGGTTTCATTGTGCGTGTTCATTGCGCGGCGATACTCTTTCAGATTATGCGTTGCTGCCGCAATTTCTCCGGCTTGCCGTGTGATCTCCTTGCCGTGGCGAACCAGGAGGGTAAGGTCAACGCTGGACTTCCACATGCCGGCTTCTGTGGCGGCTATAGCCGCAGGCGATGGTATCTGCTTCTTGGTTGTGGTTGGCTTGATTTTGGGTTTTGTGTTGGTGGGTTTCATAGAGGTTAAAATGTTCCGCCAGTAGGGTTCACTCGATCCACAAAGACAATTTTTGGTTGTATTGTTTATCCCCTACTGGCGGGTAAATGGTGTTTTTTGGTGGTTACAATTCTTTGCCGGTGAAATAGCTGTAAACAAGCTGCATGGCGTAGCTCATGGCAAGGGTTTCTTCTGGCGTGCCGTAGTTGGATACACCGCAGACATTGGGGTGTGCCTCACGGATGGCATTTGCCACAATCTCGTCAATCTGGTCGTCGCTGAGTTCAATTTTGATTTTCATCGCAGGTCAAATTGTAGGTGTTCGATTTGCTCCTCAAGGTCAGAGATTACGTCTGTGAGTTCTTCAATCAGCCGCTTGTCATTTGTGGAGTCGATTTGTCGGCGGTAATGCCCAATGTCGTCGCGTAGGGTTTCAATCACGCGGCGCGTTTCGTTGCGCTCGTCAGCGTCGGATTGATAAATGCTCATCGTGGTGAGTAAACGGAACGGCGAAAACGCGGCGTGCCGATGAGTCCGCGCGCCGATAGGCGCATCAGGAAGGCCGGCCAATATAGACAAGGCCGGTTTGTAGGGTTCGGCTCATGGAGCTTGACGTAGGGACGCGCCGGCGTTTTGCCGGTGATGATTTCGGTTGGGTTCATTTTTGCGATGTGGTTTGGTGGTTCAGCGTGCGCCGGCGTTTGCCAGGTCGTCACGCTGGGAGGGAGTCAAAATCAAATGATCCCCCATGACAAGATTTATTTTTCAGAAATTTTTGGCTTGCATTTCGTGCGGTATGAATAAAGCGAGATGTGCGGTATGAATGGAATGGGATTGTTGGGAAAAAACTTCCATTAATCCCTGTAATGCCTGTCCAATTCAATTATACCTGTGTTTGGGGCGGTAACAAAGTCAGCATTTATCAAGCTCGGCAGGCTGTTGGGGCGTTATGTTCAGACAGAAAATCCCGCTCCTACTTCTCTTCGAGAATAGATAAATCATATTCTCTCAGAGACTACGTTACGTAGTAGCTGCGCTACGCCTCCACGCATCATGCCCTTGGCGATGCGTGTTCGTTGCTCGCTCCCGCAACGCAGACCCGCCCCTACCCCCCCCCGCCAATTTTTAAGTTGACGATCAAGGTGGTTGTTTGCTTTGATGATTCAATGAACCAACCAAAACCAACGAACCAAAAATTAAGCAGGCTCACACCAAAGGAATTGCGAGAAAATTTTCATTTGCTCCCGCCAGAAGAACGCGAGGCCATTGAACGAATTGATTGGGAACGCAGGGCCAAACGATCACGCGCACTTTCAGACCGCTGGCACGATCCAACGTTCCGGCAAAATACCTTGGCGGCTATGAAAGAAGGCCGCGCGAATGCGCGCTGGCGATCAAAAATGCGGAAAGCAAAAGTCCAACAGGCGGCTCTGCGCGCAGCGCAGACCGGCGTTGTCCCGCATTGGGCGCCAAAACGAGTCAGGGCCGTTGAGCCGAACGGAGGCGTGCATATTTACGGCTCCATCTGCAAATGCGCCGCGCATTACGGAATCCAAGAATCCAATATGCGAGCCATTCTGAAGAATAACCGCACATGGAACGACATTCGCTTTGCGGTTCTGGATCATTCAGACATCGTGGAGGCCGCAAAACAAATTCTTCAAACTGAAAAATGAAGGCAGACCAACAACGCATCTACGAGCCGGTGCAGGTGTTCGTGCCAGGGACGGCGAGACCACAGCCCAGACCACGCTTCGCCAAAGGTCGGGTCATCTCCACGGCAGACCCACTCGCGCAACGATGGATCAATGCGGTTGAGTTCTACACCAAGCAAACAATCCAATGCCTCGGTGGGCCAAACTTGGTGCGGCATTATCTCGGTGACAAAGGGGAGGCGCTTCGCGCCGACATGTATTTTTTGTTTCCAACCGAACCAAAGAACAAAGACCGATACGGCAAGCCCCATCTCAAGGTGCCCGACGTGGATAACCTCGCGAAGCTCATGCTGGATGCGTTTGTTCGCCGTGGCCTCATCCTTGGGGATGACTCACGCGTGTCTGAGCTTTTCATTCGCAAGTCCTACTGCAAGAAGCAGGATGCCGGCTGCATGGTGTATCTGACCCTGCTCAAGCCAGCGGTGGGGGTGGGGGATCCTAAAGCCTGATTTTTGCCTTTTAGGGGTTTCTAAAAATTTCGCCGTTTGTGTCGGGCCTTCTGTGATGGGAGGGTGGGGAAACCGACGCAGACGGCGATTTTTTTTCCGCGCTGGGTCGGTGCGTGCGGTTCGGTGCTGGGTCGGTGCTGGGTCGGTTCTTGGGGTGTGGTGGCATAGCTGGGAGGGGCCACGCGCGAGCGTGGCGGGGTCTGTGGCTCGCTTTTGTCTGCGAATAAGGTCATGGGAGCGGGCGGGGGGTTCGGGCGCGTCTGCGAGGCTGCTGGGGCTGTTTTTGCGTGGCTACAGAGAAAAGCCCGCAAGGGTTCACCCTGCGGGCCGTCTCTGTTCGGTCTCTGGTGGCGGTTTAGTCGTGCGTCTGGGCTAGTGCTTCCAATCCAACGCGCGCAAGCGCTGCCTGTCTGTGGTCGCTGTGGCCGCGCATGGCGTCCAGCATTCCGGCTGCCGTGTATCTGGCGCGGGTGGCGATTCCGTCCAGGCGCTTTATCTCGGCGGCGGCTTTGCGTAGTGCGTGCAGCGCCAGCCCTGCGGGGCTGTCAATGTCGTGGCCTTGGTTCTCGTCAAGGGCCGCAAGTGCGGCCGTGATTGCTTCTTGTGTTTTTGGGTTCATGGGTTCGGGTGTTTGTTGTTTGTTTATTTGCTAATCATCCAAGCCGTCACGGCTGCGGCGATTGTGGCCGTCACAATAAACTCCAGCCAGCCCAGCACGCGCGCGGTTCTCACGCGTCGGTTGTGGTCTTCGATTAGTTGACGGGCTGTGTTGGCGTTGTTTGCTGCCAAGCGCCGGAGATAATCGCGCTGTTTTAGCTGCCTGACGCGGCGGATATTGTTGCTCATGTTAGTATTCCTCCGGCAAAAGAAAGGTTGTACAATGGCGCGTCCCTTCCTCGTCGTCTCCGTCGGTGATGACCCATAGGCGCTCCCCGTTGTATTTGTAGGCGCTAAAAACGCGCGCGCCTGTGTGCGTGGCTTGGCGGTTGCTCTCCTGATCTTCCTCGTCCATCTCTGCCCAGTCTCCGGCGAGGTGACGCGCTAGGGCGTCCAGTAATACGGGGCGGGGAAAAGTCTCCATCGCTCCAGGCGTGGAAACTACGCGGCCAAGGTCAAACGGCTTCGGGGTTGTTTTGGTGGTGGCTTCGTTCGTGTTCATTGTGTGGGTTCCTTGTGTGTGGGTTGTTATTTCCATCCGTTTGCGCGGTTGGTTTCGTCAATGTGTAGTCGGTCAAGCATGGCTTCGCAAAAAGCGGCCATGTCGGCGTCATCCATCCATGCGGGGAGGATTTCGGAAAGGATGTAATCCGCTCCGCATTTATTCACTAGAGCTTTAAAGCGGGCGAAAAGCTCTTCGGGGTGTCCGTATGTTGTCATTTTTTTGGGTTGTGTTGTTGTGGTTCCTGTCATTTCTCCGCCGTCCATGCCTTCAACTTGTCCAGCGCTATGCGCAAGGCGGCTTCTTCCGATAGGTTGCTTGCTGGCGTCGGGAAATAGATTGCTCCCTCTGGGAGGTCTCCTTCTGGGATGTTGCGGCTTACTCCGTAGCTTCCATCTATCCACTTTTTCGGGGCCTTGCTGCGCTCCCTCAAGCGGAAGGAAAAACGGCGTTGAACGCTGGCGGACGCAAGAAAAAACGCCATTCGGTCAAGGTCTAGCGGATCCTCTGGGCGTTTGATCGTGGCAAACCATTGGCAAGCGCGGGATGATTTCATCTCGCTTCGCTGGCATATTTGCACCTCACAGCGGACTCCCGCGCGCTCCAGGGCGTCCAAGACGGCCAGCGCTGCGGCTCCCCTGCGAAAGTAAGTGATCGGGTCAATTTCGCTACTTCCTCCAACGTTGACAACGATCAACGCGACGCGTCCGGCGCGCGGCGTCAACACGACGGGGAATGCAAGAAAGTGGTCACTTTCTCCGTCAAGGTATCGGTCGACAAGGATTTCATCTCCCTCCTCCGCCATGACGGGCGAGGGCGTTAAGCTCTCCAAGCCTTCGGGGATTTGAACGGCCGCGCGGGCCGTCTCCATGCGCGCCAGTCCCTCCGGCCAGCCATAACGCGCCATGCGCTCCGCTTCGGCATAATTGGCGCTGCCGAACCATTCTGCCTCGGCGGCGGTCTCGCGTAGGCTGGCGGCTCCCTCGGCTTTCGGGGGTTGGCTCACCTCGTCAAGCAAGGCGTCGAGGCTGTCAAACGTGTATGCGTCGATTATCATTGTTTCAAGTTGGTTCGGGTTATTCCAAGCCAAGTTTGGCGGCGGTTGCGTCGTCCAGTCCCTTGCGTAACAGGGCGGCGGCTGCGTGCTTGCATCCAACGCCAGCGGCGGCAAGCTGCATTCCGTAAATCGCCGCGCGGGGGCTGACGATGTGCCGGATTTTGTGCAGGGCTGCAGCGCTGCGGACGGCTCGGATCTTGTCCAGCCATGCTCCGGCCGTCGCTGCGCCTCCTTCGGAAAGGTTGAAGGCGGGGGCCGTCTCATCAATGCCAAGGAATGAAGATTCAAGGGAAGCATCAAGCGGCCAGTCGAGGAAAGCGCCACGATCTAGCGTTGCGGCGTCCAGTTGGTTGCGGCCGACATATTCGCGGCTCGCTCCCGTCCCGTAGGTGTTCAAGGCAAACACGGGCACAAAGTCCGGCGATTTCTCCCGCATCCCGTCCGGCGTGGAAAAGCTGCCATTGGCCAAAAGCATGTTGATACTCGTCATCGTCGCGGGGTTTCCTGCGTCGAACTCGTCGAACAGAAAAACGCCTCCGCGTGTCGCGGCTTTCACTAGGTCGGATTCGTGATAATTTCCGTGCGCGTCGCGCATTCCGAACATGTCGGATTTGCTCGTCATCGGGCCAACGCTGATCGCGTAGAAGGGCAAGCCAAGGGCGTTAGCTGCGGCGTGTGCTGCGCTCGTCTTTCCCGTTCCTGCAGGGCCGACCAGGAACGCGGGAACCTTGGCGGCGATAGTCGCAAGGAGAAGCGGAAACTTGTAATGTTGGCGGCTGATCGTGACGGCGGGGCGGTCTGCGATCTTCACGACGATTTCACGCGGCTCGGCTTTCGGGGCGTGCGTGCGGATAAGGTCAATCACGCGCCCCTCGTCCAGGGGGGCGGCTGCGGGGGCTGCGGCCGTCAATTCACGCAAGGCTGCGGCAAGGCGGGCGGCTGCGTCGTCGGGGTTTGTCTGTGCGGTGTTCATTGGTGCGGGTGTGGGTGTGGGTTCTGCGGTTGGGCTGAAGGCTGGGAAGGCGGGTTCTGCGGTCTGTTGCTCGGCTGCGGGTTCTGTATCCTCTGCCATGAAGCGCGCAAGGCTGGCGGCGTTTTCGTGCGCTGTGCTGTTGCTGTAACGTTCGGCGGCTAGTTCTGCGACGCAGGCAAGCTCTGCCAAGTTCAAGCGTCCGGCGATTGCGTAGGGAATGCCGATTGCGGTGAGATACTTTCTCACGGCGTTCCTGTTCTCGCTGCTCACGGGGTAGGTGATCGCGTCGGCGGCTGCGTTTGCTGCGGTGGTGTCAATGCTCATTGTCGTGGTTCTGTTGGTTGGTTGGTTGTTGGTTTATCGGTGGGAATAGGCGGCGCGGGCTGCGGTGTCGTGGTGGCTGATAGTCTTGGCGTAGGCAATGCCAGCGGCGAGGAATGCGGCGGCAAGTGCGATCTTGGCGAGGGCTGCGGATGTAGTGTTCATGCGGTTCTGCGGGTTGTTGGTTGTGTTGGTTGTGTTGGTCATCACCAGCAAACATTACCCTACAAGGCGTAGGGGTGCAAGTGTTTTGTTGTTTTTTTTTCGGGGCGTCTGCGGCATGGTCTGCGGCCATGAATCACGTCGGGGAAGTAGAAGAACAAGCGCCGGAAAAATACTTGCCAGCGTGCCAGGGGCTGACCGCTCAACAAACGCGGTTCGCCTACGCCGTGGGGAAAGATGGCATGAGTTGCGCTAAGGCGGCGGAAGTCGCCGGATTTGCTCATCCTGCAAGCTACGGCTCCGCGCTGATGCGTAACCCGCATATTCGTGCGGCCGTCCACCAGATCCGGCAAGGGGCCATTGAGGGCGATCTTGCAAGCCTCGCGCTTTCGACAATGCGCACCCTTATGCGGGATGATTTGACGCCTGCTCCCGTAAGGTTCCAAGCTGCCAAGTGGACGCTTGAAACGTGCGGACATAGGGCAGCGGCGGAAGCTGCAGGAGCGCCAGCGCCGGAAAAGAGCCTTTCGGATATGAGCCTGCAGGAGTTGGAAGCATTCATCGCACGCGGTGAGTCGGCGCTTGACCGCCTCAAGGTCGTCGGCGCTCCCGTCGTCGAGGTGCAGGCGGTGCCCGCCAGGCAATCCGCCCAGCAATCCGCTCCGCCCCCCTCCCTGTCCTAGTGTCTGCGGGGGTGTGCCCGCCTTGTTCGGGCGTTCACGCTTGGCGGGCCTCTGTCTGCTCTGGTCTGAGCGCCGGCATGGCCGGTCTGTGACCGGCTGGCCCCGCCCTGGCCCCCGACGCCGCAAAAAAAATAATGGCGCACCCCCACCCAGAAAATTTCTGATTTTTGAAAAACCTAGACCTACATCCTGTATTTTGGTGTTGACCAGCAACAACCAACGCCAATAGCCTCCTCTCATGTCGCAAGCACCCACTCCTTACGAGCGCCAGAAAAATTTCGTCTCGGACGCAACAAATAATCCGAGTATCACGGTTCCGCAGATTGCAACTGGCTTGGACGCCGAGTTTGTGGCTGTGCAGGATTCGCTGAACGACACAATCAGCCGGCTCGCTGAGATTCAGCGCGACGACGGCGCGCTCAAGAATGGGGTAGTTACTGCAGAATCATTCGCTACGGGCCTCGCCCTTACGGGAGACAAAATTGCAGACTCCGCAATTTCTTCTTCCAAAATAGCCAATGGGGCGGTTGTAAATTCAAAGATCGCCAGCGGTGCTGTGCAGACGGCAAGCATCCAAGATGGGGCAATTACAACCAGCAAAATTGCTGAAGGTGCGGTTGTCACGGCCGACCTTGCTGATGGTGCGGTGACTGGAGCTAAAGTCGCTACCGCTTCGATAACCGCAGACAAAATGACTTTTCCCCCGATGATTAAAAATCAGGAGGGGCAGTTTGATGCTACTGGAGTTCGTGTTTCCAATGTGCAGACCCCCTCATTGCCTGGAGACGCTACCACTAAGCAATACGTCGATGACGGCATAAACAACACCCTGAGTTTCGGAACAGCAACGCCACTAACTCGCTGGGCTGCTACTGGAACGGGATCTGCATCTACATTTCCTTTGTCTGGTGCCACTTTGGCAAATTCCTCGGCCTATATTGTCACCGTGGATGGGATCACCCAAGATCCGGCTAGTTATTCAATTTCTGGCACGAATATCGTTTTCTCTGAAGCCCCGCCCGTCAATTCCGCTATAGTCGTTGTTTGCATTGGGTATCAGCGGGCTATTGTGACCCCTCAAATTGGAGCGGGCAGCATTGTATCGGCCGCTATTGCGGACGAGGCTGTAACTTCATCGAAATTGGCTAGCGGCGCGGTAACTGCTTCAAAAATAGGAGCAAGCGCGGTTACAACTGAGTCTATTTCTGACGGTGCTATTACGGATGCAAAAATAAGTAGCTCTGTTGATCTTTCCAAGATTACTCCTGGCCGGCCTTGGAGAACAATTACTAGCATGGTTAACCAACGCCAGGGCGGCACAAACCAGCAAATAAGGGTTCTAGCTCTTGGTGACTCTTGGGCAACTGCGCCAGATGCTCAATTAAAATCTATATTTGGTGATGGAGGTGCTATTTTTACGGTTCCTAATGGCACAACTGGTGGGGCAGCAATAAATTCCACCTACGACTTTACTAGGTCTCCAAACGGAGCATTTTGCAACATTCCGAATTCTGGAACAGCTACATATTCTGCTGGCTTGCCTTCTGCAATCCCTGGCAGAATCATGAAGGTATATTACGTTACTGACTCAAGTAGCGGCAATATGTCTGTTCAGGCTCAAAAATTTAACAGATCGAATAGCACATATTCAAATTCGGGGACTGCTTCTGTTGTAAACGCAAACTCTGCGTCTATCGGCATCGGTGTTCTAAATGTTGATCTTGGAAGCAAGGATCAATATCGTGTTGTAATTACTTGCACATCGGCATCTGTAAAAATAATCGCGTGTGGTATAATTAACGGGGTTATTGCATTTGGAAACGTTCAGGGAGGAGAAATTGGGTTTAACCTTGCCGCAAGTGGAACGACTATTGATGCGGCGGCCTCCTGCCCACAGGCTTTGTGGAATGCCATTCTGAATGATTATAATCCTAATCTTATAACGATCAAATACGATGATAGTCTTGCTACTTATCAGGCACATCTTCCTGCGTATGTAGAAAAGCTTAAAATAGCCGCACCTAATGCGGATATTGTTTTGCTTTCTGACCACCCAACAATGCAGAACCCAACTGGAAATGCGGGTGGCAAAAATAATTGGATCAAGAGTTTCGCCAACTCAAACGGCCATACGTTTGTTGACGCAAATGCTTGTATGCCGGATTACGCAACACAAGTAGCACTTGGAAATTGGCTTATGGGTGACGGGTATCATTTTGCACAAGTTGGTAGCAACTATTTTAATTCACTTATTTACGAAGCTATTTCTACAATTGATGATTCTAATTTATACCTCACAACGCATGGATACAACACAAAAAGGTATCTTACCAATCAATATGGAGGAGTAGTAGATCAGAGGGCAGATCGTGCGGCTGAATGGTTGGTTGTTACAGGTGGGACGCAAGTAAGAATAGGCGGAGCATTCTCGACTAATAGTGGAGTTAATTGGTCTGGTAGTGGTGGTGGGGGTTCTCTTAACTTCTTTGAAGGAACTGGAGACTTTCGCTCAGGAAGGTCTGTTTTACAAGATGGATTTGGTTTTGGTTATATGTATGGGTCATTGGACAACGTTTGGTTTGCTAGGTTCGCAAATACTGTTCCTACAAGGCCTACATTGTACGCCATGCTTGAAGCAACGGCTGCTAATATTGATAGAGTAGCGGCAGCTTCTACGATACCATTCAATACAACAGACGGATCTTCTACTGCACCATCTCGCGTCAACGTAACTGGAACTTATACAAGTTCTGGCCCGATAATCACGATTACGACAACCGCCGCAATCGCTGCGTCTGTCAATACGTTTGGCACGATAGACATTACAGCTTGTTCAGACAGCAGAATTGTTAACCGATATAATGCAGGCAACGTAAGCGGATCAACTTTTACGATCAATGTTACTGGTTTATATGGATCTGGATTTGTTGCATCTCCTGCGTCTGGAACGATTACATTTACGCTTAACTGCAACGACATTCATCAGTTCAAAAACAATTCCAATCTTGCAAATGCTGGCGATGTTCTTTCCGCGATTGATTACAATGGAAATTTTGTAGCAAAGCGCATCGGCACGGGTATAATGATCCGTGAATACGATAACATTAGTGACAGGATGGGACAGGCAACGCTTGGGGCCAATGGAGTAGTTGTAGTTCCAAACACAACAGTAACCAGCAGGACTAGGATTTTCCTCACAGTCAACACTCTTTCAGGAGTCTCTGTTCCACAGGCAGTCGCCGTAACCTCGAAGGTAAATGGAACATCTTTCACGATTACGTCTGCAAGCACGGCAGACAGGTCAACCGTCCACTACCTTTTGATTGAAAGGTTTGAACCTAATCTGTAAAACACTCAATCAACTGACTATATGGCTTTGACGAAAACTCACACAAGAATGTCATCAAATGGTAGTTCTGTGCCTACTGCTTCTGGAGATATTACCGTCCCTGGTAGTGTTACCGCAGCGTCCTTTATTGGGCCAATTACGGGTAACTCCACTACAGCAACCAGATTGGCGACCAGCAGGACGGTATCACTTACTGGCGACGTGACTGGATCAGGGTCATTTGATGGCTCGGCAAATCTCAATATAGCCACGTCTGTTGTAGGCAATGCGCCAACTGCGACCAAGCTGGCAACCGCAAGAAGTATTGCGCTTTCTGGGGATGTTACCGGCACGGCTTCGTTTGACGGGTCGGCAAATGCGACAATTACTGCGACTATTGCGGCTAATTCCGTTGTGACAGCAGACATTGCAGACAGCGCAGTTACAACCGCAAAGATCGCTAATTTGTCTGTTACGGCTGCAAAGTTGGCAGATACGCTGGATCTTACTAGCAAGACGGTATCGTTGTCAGCGACCGCCATACCAGACAACGGAGTATCCTTTTCAAAGCTGGATGCCGCGATGAAATCCCGCGCTGTAAGCGGGTATGTGGGTTTCGATGGAAGTGGAGCCAATGGGGCAAAAACACTCCGCGACGCCTCCGGCATAAGTGGCGTGACCCAAAATGCAGCCGGCGATTACACGATTTCGTTTTCATCGGCCTACGCCAATACAAACTACTTGGTCTTTGGGGCCTGCAGCACCCCTGGAACGAGTTGGGGCATAGTTGATGTTTTTGGAGTCGCCACGGGAAGCGTGCGCGTCATTACCAGAAATTCTACAGGAACGGCCACGGGGACATATACCCGCGTGGACATTATGATTCTCAAGGTCTGAGTATGAGCGACGGCGCAGACATCAAAGAAATCCTTGGCGAGATTCGCGGTAAGATGGATATGTGCCTTGCCAATCAGAATCGCATGTTTGACCGCGTGGATGGTCTTGAGGAGCGCTTGCGGCACTTGGAAGCGCACAAGGCATACACGCTGGGCGTGATTGCCGCGATTTCCCTCCTGTGGGTGATTGCCGTTGAATGGGTCAAAGGCCGGATTCACGTCAGTTGAGTTGATTCCTGTTGACCGACACGGCGAATCGGCCTACAACATTCCCTGTTACCCCAGAAACCCCAACAAAACTACTCTATGAACGTCCTTAACTACATTATTGACCGACTTGGCGAATCCTCCACTTGGCGCGGCCTTGTGTTTGTGTTGACGGCTGTTGGCCTGAAGCTGGATCCAGATCAGGGAGCCGCTATCGCGGCTGCCGGACTTGCCATCGTTGGTGCGATCAACGTTTTCCGCAAGGGAAACAAGTAAAGCCCCGCTCCGTCTGCCCAGAACGCGGGTGCTTGCCGCCATGAGGGTTCCCTCTCTCCTCTCCCTCATGGCGGTTCTTTTTTTGTCTGCGTGTGCTTCTACCCCGAAGCCGCAATCCGCTATCGCGGCGGCATCGCAAATTGCGATGGCAAAAGCCAAAGTTAAAGCCGCGCGCTCCGCGCCGGCTGAAGATCGGGAGAAGTTGCTTGTCGAGACGGAAAAATCGTTGGATTCCGCTGCCTGCTCTATCTCGCAACTCTCGGAAACGGTCTCTAAATACGAAAAAAAGGCCGATCAACTCGCAAAATCGACAGATTTTTGGCAAAAACGGCATTCTGATGCGTCAAAAAAGCTAAATTCGTGGAGATTTGCGTTTTTTGCAATTCTGGCTGTCAATTTGTCGATTGCATTGGCAGCATTTGCCGTTAGCCGGATTAAACCACTCTCTGTAATCTAAAATGAACAAGAAAATCGCTGATATTGCCACTTCACAGGTCGGCCAAAAAGAAGCAACGGGCAACAATGACGGCTCGGTAGTTCGGAAATACCAAGGAACTACCAATTTGGAGCCTGGCGGCTGGCCTTGGTGCGCGGCTTTTGTCTGTTGGGTCATCCGCGAATGGCTCAAGGACGAAAAGGCTCAAAAATGGCTCAATCTGAAGCACCGCACGCCGGAAGATTGGCGTCCGCAGACAGCGAGGGCATGGGGATTTGATGATTGGGCCGCCAAGCGGCCGGCAACAACAGAAATTATAGATCGCTCCGAACAGGCGAAGCCTGGTGACATCGTAATGTTTACTTTCAGTCACGTCGGGATCGTGATTTCTGATAATGGCAAGTCGATTCAGACCGTGGAAGGCAATACGAATGGAGCCGGCTCCCGTGATGGAGATGGCGTCTATTTCAAGACGCGTAGCCGGTCGCTGGTGAAGGCATACGTTCGGATTCATCCTTCCAAGGCATAATGAACCAACCGAAAGACGGGAAGACTGAACAGCAGCGCAAGGCTGACGCCTTGCTAGAGTATGAGCGGACGATTCTGGCAGCAAAGCGCAAGCTGCGCTTAAAGAAGGCCAGCGAGGATTTGATCGACTTCACCTGTCTGATGATGCCGGATCCCAACGATCCAGACGACGCCAATAAGAGCCGTTATCAGCCGGCCAAGCACCATAAGGTCATCGCAAAGGCGCTGGAGGAAGTGGATAAGGGCAATATCCTGCGGCTTATTATTACGATGCCCCCAAGAGCAGGAAAATCGGAACTCTCAAGTAAGAAATTCATCCCTTGGTTGCTTGGAAGAGACCCATACCGGCACGTCATTTTTGCCTCGTATAACGAGACGTTTGCCCAAGATACGGGTCGCGCTGTGCGCGATCTAATGAAACAGAATCTATACCGGCAGGTATTCCCTGGCTGTGACTTGCGCTCTGGCAGCGCGGCGGCAGACCGCGTGCAGACAAACGAGGGCGGTATTGCGGCCTTCGTTGGTGCTGGTGGATCTATCACGGGTCGCGGTGCGGATTGTCTCATCATCGACGATCCAATCAAAGATCGTGAGCAAGCCGATAGCGTCACCGAACGTAACAAGCTTTGGAGTTGGTTCACAGAAGTCGCCATGACCCGTCTGATGACGGCCGGTTCCCGTGTGGTGATTATTATGACCCGCTGGCATGAGGATGATTTGATTGGCCGGCTCACCGATCCAAGTAATCCTTGTTACAACAAGGAGGAAGCAAAGAGTTGGAAGATTTTAGCGCTTCCGGCCATAGCGGAAAATGACGACCCAATGGGCCGCAAGCCAGGAGAATCGCTGTGGCCGGAACGCTTCCCCATTGAATTTCTTCAGAATGCCCGTCGGCTCAATTCGCGCGGCTTCAGCGCACTCTATCAAGGTCGGCCAACGCCGGATGACGGCGAGTTTTTCAAGAAAGATTACCTAAAGACATACGGGCCGGATGAATTGCCCAGCAACCTTCGGTTTTACTGCGCGAGCGATCACGCGGTTTCTACAAAGCAGGATCGTGACCCTACCGTATTGCTGCCGGTCGGTGTCTGCGAAGATGGCATTATCTGGGTGCTGCCCGATGCTTGGTGGCGGCGCGAGCAGACAGACAAGGTTGTGGAAGCCATGCTTGCCATGATGAAACGGCGCAAGCCGCTATTCTGGTGGGCTGAGAATGGGCATATCAGCAAGTCGATTGGGCCATTCCTTCGCAAACGCATGGTCGAAGAGAGTATTTACGCTTCCGTCGTAGAAATGACCCCCGTTAAGGACAAGATGACCCGTGCGCAGTCAATTCAGGCAATGGCATCGCTTGGGCGCGTTCGGTTCCCGAAGTTTGCGCCTTGGTGGCCCAATGCAGAGCAGGAATTACTGAAGTTTCCGGCCGGCAGACATGATGACTTTGTGGACGCCTTGGCGTGGATTGGCATCGGTCTGAATCTGCAGACCAACGCGCCGGCACCCGCCAAGATGGCGGATCTTATTAAAACGGGGACTCTGGCATGGGTAAAGCATCAGACCAAGCAAGAAGAAAAAATGAAAAGGCTTGCTTATCGTGACGGATTTTGATCTCTTTTGAATTTGCGAATATGACGCCAGGCTTTCTCCCTCCACAGCAATCCAACGGATTACCCCCCGAAGAGGGAATTCCTATCGACGCGCTTGCGCCGGTCATGGAAACACAAACGGAAGATCAGAAGGAGAATACCGAGCCGCATGAAGCCCGCGTTGCGCTTTGCAAGCGCTGGCAGGGCAAGATCCAAAACGCAAAAAAGCGGCATGAAAAAGCTTTTAAGCGGATGCGCAAGGATCTTGATTTCCTTGCCGGCAAACAATGGAGCCAGAATGAGGATGATGACCGCTACATGGCGAACATCATTCAGCGGCACATTGCCCAGCGCGTAGCCGCGCTTTACGCCAAGAACCCGACCATCATTGCCAAGCGCCGCGACACGCTGGACTTTGCCAAGTGGGAAGGAACGCTTGCCGAGGCCCAAGGAGCCGCGCAGCAGATCCAACAGGGCATGGCAATGGGAATGCAGATCATGCCGCAGGCAATGGAGATGGCGCAGGACATTGCGCAGGGATTCCAGAAGCGCAAGCTTCTCGACCGCGTGGCGAAGACAATGGAGCTTGTTGCCAAATACACGCTGGATGAGCAGCTTCCGCCATTCAAGATGCAGATGAAGCGCTTGGTGCGTCGCACTTGCGCCGCCAGCGTAGGATTTATGAAGATCGGTCTGCAGCGCTTTATGAAGAAGCGGCCGGAGGATCTTGAAAAGATCACCGATATTACGCAGCGATTGGTGGAGATTCAGAGGCTTTCGGAGCAGCTATCCGAGAAGGATGAGTATCAGCTTTCCATGCTATCTGCCGAGGCGGAACAGCTTCGCTTGGAAATGCTTTCCTTGGAGGAGACCCCAGACATTGTAGCAAAAGAGGGGATCGCGGTGGACTTTCCGCGCGCTACGTCAATTATTATTGACCCGCGTTGCACCGATCTTCGGAGTTTCCTTGGAGCAAAATTCGTCGCCCATGAATTCATCATGTCAACCGATGACGTGCGTGAAATCTACGACGTTGACCTCAAGAAAGGTCACTTCACGGCCTACAACGACCCCGACCAAGGCAGAATCAAGATTGAAACCGGCGATAAAGAGGTTGACGGCTATAAGCCGTGCGATCAGGTCTGCGTCTGGGAAATCTACAGCAAGACAGACGGACTCGTTTATGTCTGCGCCGAGGGACACAAGGATTTTCTGCAGGAACCAAAGCAGCCGGACGTAAAGCTGGAGCGCTTTTGGCCGTTCTTTGTTCTCTGCTTCAATGAAATGGAGAGCGAGACAGAACTTTATCCTCCTAGCGATATTTCTCTGCTTCGTCCCATGCAGCTTGAATACAATAGGTTGCGTGAAGGTCTTCGTGAGCATCGCTTTAGTAACAGGCCGCTGACGGCGATCCCTGACGGCGTTCTTGACCCAGAAGACAAGATGAAGTTGGAGGCTCGCCCAGCCAACGGCGTCATTACCCTCAAAGGCCTACAGCCTGGTCAGCGCATTGGCGACATTCTGCAGCCCGTCGAAGGGCCGGTTATCAACCCGCAGCTTTACGATACATCTGCCATCTTTGATGATGTCATGCGCGTTGTCGGCGCACAGGAAGCAAATCTTGGCGGAACTAGCAGCGCAACCGCCACCGAATCGTCGATTGCCGAATCTAGCCGTATGTCTGCTCTGGCGTCCAACGTGGACGATCTGGATGACTTTATGAACGAGTTTGCCCGCTCGCTTGGGCAGGTGCTACTGACTGAGATTTCTGCCGAAACCGTTCAGAAGATTGCCGGCCCTGGTGCCGTCTGGCCGGAGCTTACCGCGCAGGATATTGCTAACGAACTCATCTTGGAAGTTCAGGGCGGAAGTAGCGGCCGGCCAAACAAAGCCGCCGAGCTTGCCAACATGGAGAAGATCGTCCCGCTCCTGATTCAGATCCCTGGCGTCTCTCCCGACTTCCTTGCCAAGGAGCTTATCAAGCGCATGGATGACAAGATTGACCTCACAGACGCGCTGCAAGCCGGTCTGCAGTCTATTGTAGCCATGAACGGCCAGAAGCAGGTCGGGACGGGAGATCCGGCAACCGATCCCAATATGCAAGGCGGACAGGGCGGAGATAATGCGCCGGCCGCTCCCGAAGCACCGCAAGACAATCAACTTCCCGCACCACAACAAGATCCAAATGTCGTGACATACGACAACGGCGGAAATAGGCTTTCGTAAATGAGAATCGCAAAACTCCCAAATGGGGAAACTCTTCAATTCCCCGAAGGAACATCTGACGCGACAATGGATGCCGCTGTCCGGCGTTTCATCAATGGCAATTCCATCACCCCCGTCTTTTTCCCTGGAGATAAGGGAGAAAAAGGCGATCAGGGTGAAAAGGGAGATCAAGGCGATCAGGGCGATCAAGGAAACCAAGGCGAGCGCGGAGAAAAAGGCGATACCGGCGATCAAGGGCCGGAGGGGAAGCGCGGACAGCGCGGAGAAAAAGGCGATAAAGGTGATCGCGGCGAGCGCGGATTTACTGGTGAGCGTGGTCTGAAAGGAGATCGCGGCGAGCAAGGGCCGGAGGGTAAGCGCGGAGAGAAAGGAGATCAAGGCGCAAGGGGTGAAAAAGGCGAGCGTGGCCCAGAGGGAGGGATTGGCCCTGCAGGTGGCCGTGGCCGGCCTGGTGCCTTCTGGCGTGGATCTTGGACGGCTGGAGTTGCCTATAACGATTACGACGCCGTTGAATATCAGGGATCCAGTTATGTCTGCACGGCAAGCAACGTCACAACAGCACCCCCTGGCACGCATTGGCAGCTTGTAGCATCTGGTGGGGCATCAGCCGGCTCGATTGATTGGGCTGCTATTACCGGCAAGCCATCTGCATTTTCGCCGTCTGCGCATAAATCAACGCATGCCACAGGCGGCAGCGATCCCCTCACACCGGCAGACATCGGTGCGGCTCCGGCATCGCATACACATACAGCTAGTCAGATTACCGACTTTTCAAGCGCCGTGGCTGCTGTTTCTCCATCTCAAGTCAATTCTGATTGGAATGCCACAACGGGAGTTGCGGCGATCTTGAACAAGCCTACTATCCCCGCCGCCCAAGTCAACTCCGACTGGAATGCCACAACTGGAGTCGCGCAGATCCTGAACAAGCCGCCGCTCCAGACGTTTGACCAATCGCTCAATACGACAGACTCGCCGATATTTAATTATGTTAAGGCTAATAATGGAATTGATGTAAGGTATTTTGACCCCGCATTTGGAGATGATGGTGGCTACCGTGGGCTTATTACCGCCTCTCCGCTGGGAGTAAATTTTGAGGCTCCAGTGACTTTTTACACCCAAACCATCGCTGCTGGCAACTCCAACCTTAATGTTTCCGCACAGCATTTTAACCTTACTGGTCGCCAGACCATCACCGCTGCCGCGAATACGTCTGCCCTGACGGCCAGCTACTCCGTCACGGGCGCGAACACGACCCCGCTTGTCTCGTTGAGCGGAACGTGGAACACCACGGGTGTTGCAAGGGGCATCCTGCTCAATATCACCGACACGGCGAGCGCGGCAGGGTCTAACCTCCTCGATGTCCAGACAGGGGGAACTTCTAGGTTCCGAGTTGAGAAAGATGGAAGAATTGTCTTTGGGTATGCGTCGATTGCTCCTGTCCTTGGGTGGCAAGGTCAATTTCGAGTTGCGGGAGGAGGAATTTCGATAGGGAACAGTCAAAACCCGATAAGTTTTCCGGGCGGCGCAACCCTTATTGATGAAGGAATAAGCAATGCCATTGCCCAGCGCAACGGCACGAATGCCCAGACCTTCCGTCTGTATAATACCTTCACAGACGCCTCAAATTTCGAGCGCGGCTTCATGAGGTGGAACGCGAACTTGCTCGAAATCGGAACCGAGGCGGGCGGCACGGGGACGGGGAGGGTTCTTAAACTTCAATCGGCAGTTAATTGCGACATTACAACTTTTAATAGCACTCTATCAGCGCGATTTGGAAACAGTAATAGCATCATTTATACGCCTCTACAGTTTACGGCATTTACTCTAGCGGCAGACCCAACCACATCGGATCTTGCGGCTGGTCGTGCTGGTGTGTGGAAGAACTCCACAAGCTCAGTTGTGAAGCTTTGGTACAACGATGGCGGAACGATGAAATCCGTAGCCCTTGCCTAATTTATGAACAACCCAACACCAGCCCAAGCCCTCCAACTCCTCTCCGAAGCTCTTGAACCAAAAGCCCAAGGACAAATATCCCGTGCCGGATATATCTCCATACAAAAAGCCATCGAAGTCCTCGCCGCCGCAATCAAGCAACCCGAACCTTCCGAAGCAAATGACTCTAACGATTGACCCATCTAAATTAAGCGGCCTGACCGCCATCGTCGCCCGCGCCAACGCCGCCGAAGGCGCAGAGCAGATCACGCCAGAAGCCTACCTACAGGCCCGTGTTGAGGAAATCCTCGCAAGCTATGACGCGCAGGAAGTGGAGCGTTTGAAGCAGGAGAACGCTTCCTTCTTTGACCTTGCTGCAACTCTCCCCGCCGACAAGCAAGAGCAGATCAAGGCTTTGGTGCAGCAGTTGGCTGAAGCATAAATTACGCAAAGACCGTAAAAAGTCCTTGCAAAACCAAACCAAACCAACATAAATCAACACAATGACGATAAATCCAACAGATTTGTCTGCTTCGTCGGCAGACAGCATAACGCAGACGGCCTCAACTGATACCGATGTTTCGACATCGGTTTCTCAGGATACGTCTGCGACCCAGGACGCAAAACAGATTTCCGCAGATCCGTCCGCTGCGGGCGATCAGAGCGAAACAAAGGCCGATGAAGCCCAATCCCTGCTCGACGTTGTAAAAAACGTTGTCAAGGAGGAAGCAAAATCGGCTGACGGGACATCGCTCGACCCGAACAAGACAGAAGACACCAGCAAGGCGACTGAAACTCTCGCTTCTGATGCGCAAGCCGTTAAGGACGATGGCAAGCCGACAGATGCCGAAGTGGATGATGCCAAACTGCCGTTCCATAAACACCCGCGATTCCAGCAAGTCATTAAAGAGCGTTCTGCCTACCGGCAGGAGGCTGACACGCTGAAGCCGGATGCCGAGGAGTGGCGCGCTGTTAGAACGTTCATGGATACGAATTCCCTAACGCCGCATGAAGTGGCTGAAGGATTTCAGATCATGGCTGCGATGAAGAGTGATCCAATTCGCGCCCGTGAAATGTTGTCTTCCTACTGGAATAGCTTGGAAACCTTCGCCGGCAACAAGCTCCCCGAAGACCTTAAAACAAAGGTTGACGAGGGAGAAGTTGACGAGGCGCTTGCGGCCGAATTGGCCCGCAGACGCAACGAGGCGGATTTTCTTCGCAGACAGCAGGAGGCGACAATCCAAGCACAGGCCCAACAGGCCGAGTTCCATCAGCAAGCCGCAGTCCAAGGGATCATGCGCAATGCGGTGACGGAATGGGAGAATGGCATAAAGACCCGCGATGCTGATTATACTGTCAAAGCCCCGTTTCTGATGGACAAGGTGAAAGCCGCAATGGCTGCCCGCCCTCCGCAGACGCCCGATGAGGCGATTGCGCTGGTCGAAGCGGCCTACAAAGACGTTGGTGATTCGCTTCGGCGGTTCACTCCACAGCGCGCCCAAGCCACGACCATTAAAAGCGAAACATCGTCCGCAAACGTCAAGCCGGAGCCGAGAAGCCTGCGAGATGCAGTCAGACTGGCGGCGGTCGGACAACTGTAAAAAAACAACTCAACTAAAAAACAAGCAATATGCCATTTACAACTGGTGAACTAAACAACATTGCGAATGCTGCCCTTGATTATCACATCAAGGGGCCGGCTTTCGCGCAGTCCATTCAGGACAAGCCCCTTCTTAAAGCCCTTGAGGGTGCCAAAAAGAGCTTCCCTGGAGGCAAGGGCAACATCACGATCCCCGTCAAGGGCGATTACACCACGGCCATCGCTGGCTACACCCACAACGATTCCGTCAGCTACGCGAATCCGGCGAATATCAAGCGCGTCACCTTCCCTTGGAGGGAAATCCACGCTGGTATCACCGTGACTCTCACGGAGCTTAAAAACGATGGCATCAGCGTCGTGGACAGCGCCCAAGGCAAGAATGTTTCCGAGCATTCCGAGCGTGAACTTACCGTTCTCACCGGCCTGCTTGAGGACAAGCTTGACGACATGACCGAGGGTTGGTCGAAGACCTTCAACAACATGCTGTGGAGGGACGGCACTCAGGACGCCAAGCAGGTTCCTGGTCTGCTCTCCATCCTCACCGACACCCCCGCTGTCGGCACAACTGGAGGTCTCGACCGCGCCACTACGGCTTGGTGGAGGCATCGCGCCCTTGTTGGAGCCAACAAGATCACCGCGTCCACGACTAACCAGACGCTCTCCAAGACCCTGCGCAAGGAGATCCGCCAGCTTCGTCGTTACGCCAAGAACCCCAACTACCTGCTTCTCGCTGGTAGCGCGTTCCTTGAGGCTCTTGAGGGCGAGGTTGCCGAGAAGGGTTACTACTCCATGACGGGCTTTGCCAACAACGGCAAGAACGACATCGGCATGGCGGACATCTCCATGCGCGGCGTCGGTTCGTTCGTGTATGACCCAACCCTCGATGACCTCTCGCTGTCCAAGCGCGCTTACTTCATCGACCTGAACGCTATCAAGCTTCAGGTGATGGAGGGTGAGGACAAGAAGACCCACAATCCGGCCCGTCCTTACGATCAGTATTCCCTGTATCGTGCGATGACCTGGACTGGCGGACTGACCGTTCAGCAGCTTAATTCGAGCGCAGTTTACGAGGTTTCTTAATCATTTAACTTCGCAATTAACATTGCGAAGTAAATAATGGTTATGAAATAACCTCTCGACAATACCGCCGCTAGGCGCAATTCTAGCGGCGGTATTTTTTTATGAACCACGCGCCAAAATACAAAAGAGGAGATTGGAGTCCGTGTAAAACAAAGAGATTTTGGATCTACGAAAGGCGTTGTGGAAGAAATCCTGAAATATGGATGACTCCAGATCAGTTTGACGCAAGGAAGCAAAAGCATGAAAAATCATTGGCGGAATGGCGGATCAAGAACCGCGAAAAAATGTTGCGCGACAACTGCGAGCGAACAAAGAAATGGGTAAAAGAAAATCCTGATCGCCACAAAGCCAATAGGCAACGATGGGCTAGAAACAACCCAGAAAGACGAAGGGAAATTTCTCGCGCTGAATACATCCGAAACATAGAAAGAAAACGAAGATATGGCAGGGAATACGCAAAACTCTACCCAGAGAAGCGAAACCTTCATAACACAGCGCGCAGAGCGCGCCTGAAAGCGGCCCTACATCAAGACCATGACTGCGGCATGGAATTGGCCGTGAGGGAGTCCCGCCGCCGCCTACAGGAGTGCCTTGGATGCATTTTTGAGGTGGATCATTTTATTCCTCTGAAGTTAGGCGGATGGCACCACCATCTAAATCTTCATGTTTTGCCCAGGTCGTTGAACCGAAGGAAATCCACGGCTTCCGACGACAGGCTCCCTGATTGCTGGAAGTTGCACCCAAGCCGGATTTTGGGATTGACGAGCCTTGGAAATTACCCCAAAGATGTTTGCTGATCTTGTAGATCGGTTAACAAACCCAAACCCAACACCAACCAACAAAAATATGGAAATTGCAAATTGTGAAGTCCGCTTACTTGGCGATCTTGCCAACAGCGTCCCTAAAACAGGAGTTACACCCGCCGAGGCGGCTATTCTCCAAGCAATCCACGGCGCCGAATCTGTCGTGCGCGTGGAAATTACCGGCAATGATCGCCGGTCACATCAACAGGAATACGCTCGTCTTGCGGAGATTTACGGGAATTCCCCGAATACCGATGGCGAGAAGATTTTCTACAAAATTTTTCCGCAGACGTTTGATCCTCGTCTGCCGTCTGAATTCAAACAGGTTGGTATTACCGTTACTGGTGCCGACAAGTTTTCCCCCGTGCCTGATCTCCCCGACGCGGCAGACGCACCTGATCCCGACGCGGAATTCTTTGATTCCGAGCCTGAAAAGCCGACAAAGAATAAAAAGTAAAGCTGAAAGAATAAATGCGCCGGAACATCCCTCTCTCTACGCTTGTTGAAGAATTGCGCGCCGAAATGGGCGCGTCAACTTCTGTCGCGCAAGGGATTGGGTCTGTTCCGGCACTTCAGCAAACGCTTCGGCGCAACCAAGAGCGGCTATATCAGGAGTGGAATTGGCCGCACTTGGTCATTGAGCGCGACGAGCCATTGGTCAATGGCGAGCGATATTACACGTTCAACAATGACGTGAACCATGATCGCATCATCAGCGTTTTTGTGAAGTATGGCGCAATCTGGCGCGACGTAAAAAACGGATTCGATTCCAAGATTTACAACGCCATGAACAGCGAAATTGGCAGCAAAAACGACCCTGTTCAGCTTTGGCGGCACTATGAGGACAATCAGTTTGAAGTCTGGCCCGTTCCGGCAAGTAGCGATCAGGTGCTTCGCTTCCGTTGCATTCGCAATCTGCGTCCGCTTATTGCCAATGACGACACCTGTGATCTGGATGCCACGACCATTGTTCTTTTCAGCGCAGCGGAAATGCTCCAACGACTGAAGGCAGAGGACGCGCAGTTCAAGCTGCAGCTTGCGCAGCAGCACTACAAGAATATCAAGGGTAACGCAGACAAGTTGCCCACCTTTATTATGGGTGGAAGTATCCGATCTCACTCCGACAGCGGTTGGCCTGGAGGAGATTGGCAGCTTCGTTCACGACGCATCTAATGGGCTACCTCGTTGTTGAGAACTTCGGAGCCGGTCTGGATAGCCGCAAGTCGTTGCTAACGACTCCGGCCGGCGCTCTTTTGACGTGTAAAAACGCGCATATCACGCGCGGTAAAGAGATTGAAAAGCGCAAAAAGTTTTCAGTTTTTGCAAGTTTACCGTCTGGAACATTCGGCCTGCAATCTGCGGGTAGCTCACTATTTGTGTTTGGGTCTATTGCGCAGCCAGCAGGGTTTCCTGCAAATCTGAACTATCAACGCCTGCAGCACCCAAGCGGACAGGCAATGACCGAGCTTATTTTTAGCGAGACTTTCAACGGCAAGATTTATGCGATTGCTAAATACGCAGACGGGTCTGTGCATCACTTCTATAATGGGTCTCGCGTAACCACTTGGGATACTGTGGCCGCGATCGTTGGCGACAATTCAGCCGTGGCATCGGCACTCGCTGCACAGATTGAGGCTGAAACCCAATTCACGGCTTTTTCAACAGGGGCGGTAATTACGATTACCAACGTGACCACAAACCAAGCATTCACAATTACTTGGACGGCGATTAACGGTGGCGCAAACAACAATCAGACCATCACAACAGCGACAGCACAATCTCCTGCAGCGGCTACTGTGGCTACATCATCGTTCACGGTAACGGCTTCTGACATCACGGGATCTGTTACAGCGGTCACGATCAACGGCACCAACGTTCTTTCTGAAACGGTTACAGGAACCTCTACTACATCGGATACGGCTATTGTAATAGCGGCGGCGATTGGAGGCGGATATACCGCGACTGCTTCTGGCTCCACAGTAACCATCACTTCGGCGGCGGGGGCATCGTTTAACGCTTTTACTCCATCGGTATCCACGTCTGGGACGGGGCTGACCATCGGGACTCCCAGCCAGTTCTCAGGTGGATCTGATGCCAAGGCCCAGATTACAACGGCAACCATCGGCGGAACGTTTGAGTTAAATGACGTATTCACGATTACCCTGGGGATCCCAGCACTTTCATACAGTAAGACTTTCCAGATTGCTTCGTCAGCTTCCGGCGTGGGCACCACGGCTAGGACGTTTGGTAACAAGCTTTACTCGACCACCCGCAGCCTTCTCTACTTCTCGGAAATCGGAGACCCTACTAAATTTGGCGGCACGACCAACGGAGCGGGATTTATCAATCTGTCGAACCAAGATAGCGGGTTTGAAGACCTTCAGGCGATAGGTATTTATCAGGGCAAGCTTGCAGTTCTGTCACGCCGAGCCGTGCAGATTTGGTCGATGGACGCGGATCCTACGAAGAATGTTACTTCGCAGACGCTCAAAAACATCGGCACGTTTGCACCGCGTTCTGTCACCAACTTTGGTGATATTGACGTATTCTTCCTGTCTGATAGCGGGGTTCGTTCTCTCAGAGCGCGTGACGCATCTAACGCGGCTACAGTTTCAGATGTCGGCACAAACATTGACACGTTGATTTCCGACGACTTACAAGCCCTGCCGGAGTCAGTAAAAAATGCCGCGTTTGGTATTATTGAGCCGAAAGACGGGCGATATTGGCTGGCTGTTGGAAACAAGATTTATGTTTACAGCTTTTTCCCTTCTTCTGGTGTCGCTGCATGGAGTACCTATGAGCCTGGATTCACGATAACGAATTTTTCTTACGCGAATAGCCGCATCTACGCCCGTAGCGGAAATGCTGTATATCTTTATGGGGGCATTAGTGGCGACGAGTATGATGATTGCGAAGTTGAAATTACGCTTCCGTATCTCGACGGGGGAAAGCCGGCGCATACAAAGACTGTTGATGCAATCGACATGGGTTGCGAGGGCGCTTGGGCCGTTTACGTTGGGATGGATGTATCACAGCCGCTTGCGCGCGATTATTCAGGGATGATTACCAACTCGACGTATATGCTTGGCCGGCTTTTGCATTACGGAATTGGCACCCATATTGGCGTTCGGCTTGTGAATAAGGCTTCCGGCTATGCCCGTTTAAGCAATTTTGCCATTCACTACACCTTGGCTGGCGGAGAATGACGACGCTAGAACCCCTGTCCTACGAAAATGTTCTGCATATTGCGCGGAATATGCGGTCTGCAGACAAGGAAGAGATTTACGCGACGCGCTGGAGCGACCGGCCGGAAGACTTGGCGCATGATGCTATGCTGATCCCGCAAATGTGCTGGACAGCACACCGCGACGGAAGGCCAATAGCTGCATTTGGTGCCATCCCAATGCACCCTGGCGTCTGGTCTGTCTGGATGTTTGCCACGGATGAATGGCCGCTGGTGGCTATTACGGTCACAAAGCATATTCTAAAGCGAATGATCCCATCTATCATCCGGCGAGATGAGGGGTTCCAGCGCGCGGAATGTAAATCGCATTACCTACATAATGTAGCTCACAGATGGCTTGAATATCTTGGCGCAACCAATGAATCTACTGCATACAAATATGGCAAGAACGGAGAAAAATTCTACGTTTTTGCTTGGTATTAACCCCTAAACGATTAAAAAAATATGTGCTTTGGAGGCGGCGGCGGCAAACAAAATACTTCAGCGAGCGATGCTGCTAATCGCGAAGCAATGGACAGGCAAAACCGCCTGTATGAGCAACAGCTAGCCGAGCAGCGCGCCGCTGCAGAACGCGCTAGACAGGAGCAGCTTGCCAAGCAATCCCGCCTTCAACAGGGTATGGCAAACATCGAAGCTGGCTTTAAGCCATACGATGACAATTATTTTAACGGGTTTAATCAGAAGTATCTGGATTACTACAACCCTCAAATTGATGAACAATACGGCAAAGCCCAACAGCAGCTTTTGTTTGGTCTTTCCCGCGCTGGCCTAATGGATTCCAGCATCAGGGGAACAGAAATGGCGAACTTGGAAAAGGCTTACGGCACGCAGCGCCAAGGTATTGTTAGCGGCGCGCAGACATACGCCAACAATGCCCGCTCCCAGATTGCGCAGCAGCGAACCGCGCTACAAAACCAGTTAAACGCAACAGGCGGTGATGCAGTCACGTCTGCGTCGTTCCTTGGCGTAAACCAACCTGGTTCAGTTGGATCCCTTCCCATTCAGGCCCCACAGCTTCAGCAATTCTCGGCGTTGGGTGATCTATTCGGAAATATCTCTCAAATTGCCGTAAATGACACCCGCGTAGCTAACGCTACTGGAAACGACGGCCTATTGCAGTCTGCATTCCGAAACGCGGGCGGCAACAAAAAAGCATACAGCTACCAAGAGTAACTATCATGTGTGACCCCACAGGTGGCATAGCAACAACGGTTCTTTTGGCAGCGGCCAGCACGGGAGCCAATTATATTGCCTCGCAGCAGCAGCAAAGCGCTATGAACAATGCGCAAAATCAGGCTGATCGCAGGATGGCTGATATTATCACGCGCGACTCAATGGCGAATTTCAATGCTGCCAATGAAGCGGCTGCCAGAAATAAGGCGTATATGGACGCCGAAAATGCCAGGCAGGAAGATGCAATTCGCAGAGCGCAGGGTATTCAAGACGAATCCATCCAGCGCAATTCAGCGCCGCGCATGAATGAGCTTTTGGCAAAGGAGGAAGAGGCCGGCAGACAGCGTTACGCTAGCGTTGCTGATGCTGCCAATGCCTCATACACCCCAACCGAAGGCAATGAAGACTCAACGCGGGTCGTCAACGATTCCATCAAGAAGTCTCTTGGGCAGGCATCCAATTACCTTCGCGGGCTTGGAAATGCCCGCGCCGGCATGGAATCCTTTCAGAATACGATGCTCGGCCAGAATATCGCGCTCAATCAGGCCAATCAGCAACTTGGGCAGATTGAAAGAATGTCTGCCGGATCGCGTAATGCCTACGGACAGGAAATCAATTCCTCCAATAGCATTCAAAATCTTCTTCAGCAACGCAACGCCCTGAACACGGGCTATGACAGGCAGCTTGCCAACGTCGATGCGCAAACCGCCTACAACAACGCCGCAAACGCCGGTCAAAACTGGCAGACGGTTGGTTCGCTCCTTGGGACTGCTTCGCAGATTGCTGGAATGGGCATGTCAGCCGGTGGCTTTGGCGCTGGTGGAACATTTGGAAAGGGAACATTTTTGACCCCAGAATTGGCAGGTAAAGCAGCCCCAGGGGCTACAATTTCTCGCGTAGGATTTGGTCAATACGTCCCTCGCGCAACCGCCGTAATTCGATAATATGCCATACCCCGTCTATCCCGTTCAGAATCAGACCGCGCAGCAGCTTGCTAACATCGGCTCCAATCTTGGAATCGCGATGTTTGGCGATGCCAATAGCATGATGCGCCGCAAGCAGCTTGACCAAGATTTGCAATTCAAGCAGAAGCAACTGGATCTTCAGCGGCAAGAGCTTGGGATGAAGCGCGGCGTCTATGACAGCCAAGCATCCATGAACAATGCGCACGCCGGCTATTATGGCGCGCAGACGGCGGGCCAAGATTTTCAGAATCAACAGCTTCAATCAAAAATTGGTGCAAATTCTGAATTAGCTGACATTATTTCACATCCTATTTACAAAAATGGCGTTGCATATGTAGATCCTCAAAGAGCCGGCGCTGCACTCTCTGCTTACATAAGAGCAAATCCAGGAAAAGAGCAGGAAGTTTCAAAATTTTTGGCTCTTTTTCAAAATTCTGGCTTGAGTGTTACTGAAGATCAAAAAGATGCTAAACCAATTATAGTTCCTGCAAACACGCAGGGAATAATTACGGCGCCTGGAAGCATATATGCGCAAGGCGCTAAAGACCTAGCAGCGGCAACCGATTCGTCTGGAAATCCTGCATCTGTCCTCCCAGACGGAAGGACTAACCCGTATTACACGCCGGATGGTGCGCCGCTCCCCGCGTCTGATCCTAATGGGTTCACCTCGCCGGCTCCGGCCGCTCCCGCGCCACAGGCGCAGACGCAGGCTCCCGTCGCTCCCGCCGCGCCTTCTGTGGCAGACGCTTTCAGCGCTCCTTCTCTGCAGCAACAAGCCCAGCGCCCTCGTTCAGTCGGCAATGCGGTTGTCCTTCCACAAAATCAGAAAGGGCAGCAATGGGGAACGGCAAGCAGCCGAGCCAAAAGCGCAGACAAATACGGCGAAGCGGCCGATATTGCCGGCAGCGTAGCCGCTAAAGCAAACGGCCTGATTGATTCCGCAAGTCAGTTGCACATGTCAGGCGGTGGTATTCCTGGCGTCGAACAGGTAGCAAAATTCATGATTTCAGCCGACCCAAAACAGGCCGGCCGCGCTGACCTTATCAATCAATTCCAGTCAATTCTGACGGGAGATTGGTTGAATAAATCAACCGTTCTCAAGGGAGCCATCACGGAGCGAGAAGGCGCGGAACTCCGCAAAGATCAGCCGTCGCTTGGAGCAAGCTCTGAAGCAATAAAAAGCTGGCTTGAAAAGGTTGGATACCTTTCTCAAATGGACGCTGAATTCAATCAATTTAATATGAAGCGATCTGAATCTGGGCTTCCTCCAATCGGAGCGCTGGAATTCAAATCAGCTTACGCATCCAAGATCCCGCCTCCAAAAAATCTGAAGCTTTCTTACGCATCCGCTACGAAAGGCGGTGAAATACAGCAAGCAATCTCACCGCAGACAGCGCCGGCGCAGCCGGCTTCTGGCGCTCCCGCTGTTGGAACTGTGGTTGATGGATACAGATTTACTGGCGGAAATCCCGCAGATCAGACAAGCTGGCAGCCTGTCCAATAATATGCCAAAACCTTGGGAACAATTCTCGTCGCAGGCCGGTCAATCTGGCCCTTGGAATAAATTTCAACCCGCCGTCGAGCCTGGGTCTCCAGAGGCAATTCAAGGCATTGAAGATGGTGCAAAAAGCGCATTGCACGCGCTTGGTGCTACTGCGCGTCCTTGGGGGCCGCTTAGTGTAGCCGCTACGGGCGGCGCAGCGCTTGGGTCTCCTGGCGGGTTTCCTGGAATGGCGGCTGGCGCTGGCGTTGGAGCCGGAGCTTATGGGCTTGCCCATCTAATAGATTTGCCGCTCATGGCTGTAAATGCGGGGGCGCACTACGCCGGATACCCAAATGTCGATTTAAGCGTAGGCAGGTTGTTTGATAATTTCGTTAACCAATACAACCCTCTGCCAGAACCGCAGACAAAGAGCGAAGAGTATTTGGCGGCGGCATCAGGCGGCATTAAAGACGCTATCGGAGGCAATCGGGCCGGTGCCGTGATGAAGGGGATAGAGGTTGCGGATAGGTTCCGTCCTGTATTTCAGGGAACTGCCAACGCGCTTGCTGACGCCCCCGAGGCCAACGCCGCGCTCGGCGCGGCATCTGGGGTTGGCGCGCAATTCGGCAGCGATGTCACCGATGGATCTACTTCAGGAATGGTTGCTGGCGCTCTGACTCCTGTTATGGCCGCTGTTCTTGGCAGGGGTGCAATCAGGGGAGGCGTCAATGCAATGGGCGGGCCTGAATCGTTTAAGGCTTTTGGACGCGGCCTTGTTGGTCGCGGCCAAGATGTGACCTTGCCCAATGGGGAGGTTCTTCCGGCGTCATTTGGACTTGGAGGCGCAAGGCTTGAAAATGCCCGCCAAGCCGCAGAAAGCTCTGCGCAATCTCAAATTACGGAAGAACTTGTTAGGTCACGGCCTGACCTGACCCGCCAACAGGCTATTGATTCGGCGGTTTCAAACCTTGAGGCAGACCGAGTTTCCGGCCAAGGATACCGCCCTACGGCTGGAGCGCTTTCAGACAATCCTGGTATGCTGGCTATAGAAAACGGCCTATTCCAGAATCAGCCGGCCATGCGAGGCAGGTATCAGGATAATTTTGATGCTGTTAGCGGGTCTGTTGCACAGGCTACGCAGCCCGTGGGGGCTTCTATACAGGAAGGCCAAGGGTTTTTCAGTCGCTTGCTTTCAAATCTTGCCCGCGCTGCCGAACGGAACGCTAAAAACTTTGAAGACGTTGACATGAACCGCGCGAACGATCTTGTTGATAGCAGGCGCGCCGCTGTCACCAGTAGCGCCACCGCAGACCAACAGACAGCGGCATCCACGACTGCCAGACGGCAGGCCGGCGACATGATGGTTGATGAAAAGGCGGCATATCAGAAGCTTTACGCTGCCGTCCCGCGCGAAACTCCGATTACTTTTGAGAACTCTCTGAAGGCCGGCGAGGAAGCCCTTGCCGAGCATGGCGTGAATGCCGGCGTTGATCCGTCGATAAACAGCGCGCGCGAGAGGATCGGCGCGATGATGAAGGATCGCGCGGCCAACCCTGAAACGACGTTTGGCGAGCTTGAATCCGATCTTAAAATTGTAAACGGACTCATCAGCCAAGCCGAGCGCGCTGGACAGAATCAAGCCACTCGCCTTTACGTCATGTTCAAGGAAGGTCTGATCGCAGACCGCGAAGCCGGAGGGGCTGCAAACACGGCCCTTCGACAGGCAAATAACTCGTTCAAGACCTTTCAAAACCGCTGGGCAAATGGCCCTGCCGGCGAGGCTTTGGATAGGGGTACCCTACCATCAGAAACGATGGGCAAATACATGTCTTCTCCTGAAGGAGCGACACAATTCAGCAAAACCGTTGGAACAACCCCGCAGGGCAAGCAGGCGGCTGGAGATTATCTGTCTGCAAGTGTGGCAAGGGCATCTGGGGCAACCCCAACCAAGCAGAGCATCACGGCGGCAATCAATAAAAACCCAGCCATATCGACGTTTCCCGAAGTCAAGGCGGCTGAACAGGCCAAGGCCAGACAGATTAGCGCCGCGACGACGTTCCAAGGTAAGCAGGCCGGTAAGCTTGAGCAAATGAAGGCCGATTCTGCCGCTGCCAGCAAGCAGGCTGATACTAGCCTCCCTGGCAAATTCTCCAAAGGAAGCCCCGATGCGGCCGTTTCAACTGTTGCCGAAGCCTTTGGGTCAAAAGACTCAACCAGCGCTGTCAACGAACTCCTACAGACGGCCAAGCTAGATAAAAGCGGCAAGTCTATGGATGCGTTGAAAAACGCAACCCGTCAATGGCTTGGCGAGCGGCTATTCAATAAGGGCAAGGCTTCTTTGGGCAATACGGCTGAAAAGATCGCTAATGAGGATCTTCCGACATCCATGAATCAGCTTGGCAAGATGCTGGCAGAAAATGGGCCGGTAATGAAGAATTTGCGCAGAATTCTGACCAAGGATGAGATTGACACGCTTTTGACCAACCATCGCCGGCTCGAAATGAGCGGGCGAATCCGGCAGTCTGTTGTTGGATCTCAAACCAACGTCAACAAGGTCGATGGAAGTATTGCCGAGGGTGTAGGTAACGCTGTGAAAGGATATACTAATATCCCCGCAATGAGGAACCTTAAATCAGGCGCTACTTTGCTTCAAAATCTAGGTTATTTGGCAAAACTATCTGTCAAAAACGGGCGCGCTGAAGAGATTGCAGACAATATCAAGCTACAGGCATTTTTGGATCCCGATAAGATGAAGCAGCTTTTGCTTCGTCCAACGGAATCAAACTGGAAACGCACGTCATGGGCGCGCCAGCAGATGAATATTCTGATGCAGGAAGTCAATCGCGGGGACGGACAGAAGGACGACGACAATGAAGAAAAATCTACCCCTGCACCTGCTCCGAAGAAAGCGGCTGCGCCTGTTCAGAAGGCTGGAGATACTAGCGCGACTCGTAGGATGCGATGGAACCCGCAAACAGGACAGCTTGAAGCCGCTGAATAATGCCGACAATCGTTGAGATTCCCAACATCGGAGAAGTCGAATTCCCCGACGGGATGACCGACGCAGATATTTCTGCCGCCGCACACAAGCTATCAAACCCCCAGCCTTGGTATTCAGGAGCCGGCGCATTCATGGATGCGTATCGGCAAAACGCCGAAATAGCGAAGGCTAACCCAAACTCGCTGACGGGCCAGGTCATGCGCCGAAATGAGGCCGCAGACAAGCCAATGATTCCGCTCCCGCGCGCTCCGCAGGCAGAGTCAACGATAGGGCAAGTAGCTTCGGGCATCTACAATGGCGTTATCGCGCCGGCCGTAGAAACCATGACATCCCCAAACGCCATTAGGACACTACCTGTAGCGGCCGCAGGCCGGTTGGCGTCTGCCGTTTTAGCTCCCGTGATGGGCGCAAATGCCGTCCAGCAAGGCGCAGAAGCAATCAATCAAGCCGGCAATCCAGACGCCACACTTCAACAAGTAGTAGAACCGGCCGCTGGAGCCGTATCGTCTGCGCTGATGGCGGCTGGATCGGGCAGGCACGCGATAAGCAAACCCCAACTACCCCAAAACAATGTCACCACAGGAAAAAATACAACACCAAAGGAAGATTTGGTCGAAAGCAACCCAGAAATACAAAATGCAAATAATGCAACTGGTGAGCCAATACAAACTGTTCCAGGGGTGCCAAATTTGCAGGGAGAACGGGGTAGCGGAAGCGCTGGATTACCATCACCTGAACCCAGCGGAAAAGAAATTCAGCCTGAATTCCAGAAACGGCCGAGTGGAGAAATCACGTTTACTGGAGGAAATGAAGAAATGCGCAATCCTGTGCGCGAACTGCCACAGGAAACACCACGCGGGGAAGCTCAAGCTCCCCAAGAACCTACTCCGCGCACAATTAACACGGTTGGAGAAGGCCAGCTTTTCCGAAATGACGAAATATCCTTTAATCTTGCTAGTGAGACAGACGCATCTGCCGCTGAAGCGGCCGCAGCGGCCGAAATAAAAGCCCAAGAGGCGGCAAAAGCGGCCCAAGATGCGGCGCAAACAAAGATGTTTGAGGAACCCGATTCGCCCCCTTTGGAATCTTCAGCCGGCGAGCAAATCCCACAGGGTGCGTCGGCTGCTATCGAAACCCCTGCTGCCTCACCAATCGCCGAGCCTGAAGCGGCGGCAAAACCGGCTGGAAACGCTTTATTGGATGCGCTGAACGCAGACATGCAGACAGCCCGCGAGGCTGGCGACAAGGATAAGGTTCGCACCTTGGCCGCGCTCAAGGTGAACTACCTCCTTCGCAAGCCACCGGCCATTAAAAAGGTTGAAAAATCATACGGCGAGCAGGCAGCGCAGCCGACGCTACCGGCTGGCAAGGTCAAGGGAGACAAACCGATGACCAAGACGCAGCTTTTTAGCGAGCAGGCTGTAGCCAAATGGGTCATAGAGAACGGGGGGATTATGTCTGCCACGGAGGCCCGCAGGGTGAAAGGCAAGGACTGGTGGGAAAGCACCGGCAAGGGCATGTATGAGGCGCTTGGTCGAATTCCCCCCGCCTACGGAAAAATCATTTTTAGAAGAGGTTCAAAAAGCACCCCCGATGAACTGATGGGCGCGGTCGGTCTGCGAAACGCAGACAATCAAATCGAAGGATCGCCATTTGGGCCTAATGACACGCACCATGAACTTTTGGCCCGCCTCATGGATGAAGTTGAGTCAGCTAAAGGCGGCAAATCAGCCCGTGGTGTCACAGGCGGAATTAAATCGCATGAGCAACACATGAATGAGCAAGCCGCTATCCATGAGCAACAAGCGGAAATCAACGGCCTGCACCTTCCCGTGGATGAAATGGCCCCTGGCGACACCCTACGGCTCCCCTCCTCTAGCGGCGGTGGAGTTGCCAAGGTTGTTGAAATAGATGCAGACGGAAACGTGACGATTGAGATGCCAAAAGGTGTCACTATCACAATGCCGTCCGGCAACAGCCTAAAGGTTGCCGAGCATGTCCGCAGCGAGGAACGCGCCGCAGGCGCGGACGAGCCGTTTTGATCGGATTCCGCTCCGGCCTACAGCTACCTGACGGAAAAATCAGTCAATTTTTCCGTCAAGTAGGCCCACTCTGGGCGTTTCCTCCCTAGACTTGGGCCAAGCCATCAACACGGTTTGGCCCATTTTTTTGCCTTTTACGATGTCGTTGGTGGTTGTTGTTGGTCACGGCCTACGCTCAAAACGGGCATTTCGCCCGATTTCAGCGCTGCATTCTTGAAGTTGATCGCAGCCCGAAGATGCTCCGGCGCGTGGTGCAGGTAGTTGCGTTCCACAGTTGCCAATGTGTCCCCAAGGACACCGGCGATCTGATACAGGTCAACGCCAGCGCGGGCCGCAAGCGTCGCCCAAGTATGCCGCATGGTGTGGCAGGTCATTTTGGCTGCCTTCTCCTTGTTGACGGCCGCGAATTGCTTCACCAACCGCACAAACTCTCGCTGGATGCTGACGGGGGTATCCAGAACATAGGCAGACCCGTCGTTTTCCATCGCGGCGCGCTCCAAGACAGGGCGTAGGCGGTCAGAAATAGGCACGGGGACACGGCGCTTGTTCTTCTGCCGCCTTCCGTCTTTATGGAAGTGGATAATCCCATGCTCCAAGTCGATTTGCTCCCAGCGCAATCGCTCAATGGATCGGCGGCGAGCGGCCGTTTCCA